TATCGGTTACGCTTGTGACCTCGGTCACTCTTTGAATAATCGTTTGCTGAGTCAACCCTGGTCCGCTCAGTGTTTCTGTGAATTGAAACGCTGCGCCTGGTGTTGTCTGAGTAAAGGCCGGTTTGCTTGTCGGCGTTGTCCATGAAGAAGTCACTCCATCAATAGTTACATTGTTTGATCCTGTACCAGGATTTAGGTTACCAGAAGCGGTAACGCCTGAGCCAGTCACGGAATACTGATACCCCGTGTTGTAGTCCATACTGTTTATAGTCTCGGTTACCTTTGAGGTGGTTTCCGTGTGGCTGGTCATACTTCCCTGGGTGAAATTCGGGACCACGGGCACCGCCAGGGCAGTTGCAGGTATGACACTTGCAACCACCGCACTTAGGACAGACCAAAACGTTATCTTTCCAAAATGGATCATCCCTAACGCTCCTAGTCAATGACAGTGATCTCAGAGACGAATTGTCCCGTGGCAGATGTACCAGCTCCACCAGCCGTCACGGTGAGTTTTCCTGCACTGGTTACAGTACCTGCTAGAGATCCAGCAACACCAGCAGTGTAAGAAGTTACATTACTGAAGTTAGGAACATCTCCTACAGTAGGAGCAGAAGTTGGGATTGCATCACCAGATACAAACGACGTGCCAAAAGAGAATGATTCGCCATTTGTTGCTGAGAGTTGACTAGCAGAAATAGTGCCAGGAGAATATACTCCAGCAGTGATTGTGCCAGCTGAAATTACACCAGCGGTTGTGCCGTCTGAGGTGCCAACATTACTACCCGTAATACTATAAGAGTTACCAACTCTTGTAGCAGTCGATCTAGCAGCATCAACATTCAACTGCACACTCGAAGCATGTTTAGTAACGAGACCACCTGCTTGGGCGGCACCCGCTGTCATCAATACCATAACGATAGGGAGCAGAGAATTTCTCATTTCCATCGGTTATAAAGTGCTAGAGGTATTTAGCAAGATGATTATGTTTACGGTAAACACTACTAGGCATGTTTACTAAATATATCGGTTGCCTTCGGGGACCACACAATACAATCTCGCTTTATAAGGAGAAGTTACATGGACCTTACTAGATGGACATCGAAAGATGTCGATAAGATTTTTGATGCTGCAAACAGATACAGTGTCGGACTAGATGATATCTTCTATCGATTGCATTCATATGGATCGAATCATCCTGGAGGACAATATCCTCCATACAATATCGTCAAAGAATCAGATATTAAATGGCGTATTGAAGTAGCACTTGCTGGATGGGATCCAAAAGATGTTGAGGTTACTACTGAGTCAAATGTACTCTTAGTAAAATCTGTTGCATCTAAGAATGATATTGAGAATGATGAGTATGTGCATCGTGGATTGTCTTCACGCACCTTCACTAGGGGATTCAACCTGAGTGATGATGTCGAAGTTGGCACAGTCAGTTTCACTAATGGATTACTCGTGGTAGAATTACAGAGAATCATTCCAGACCATCAGAGACGAAAGGTGTATGAAATTTGTCAAATTTCTAACGAATCCAGGGACACTGACCTCCCTCCTGTTGCTGGGAACGATAGCACTGATAGGGGCACTGCATAACCATGCTCACTATACAATGAATATGGATGCAGATTCTTATGTTAGACAATGGTGTAGAGCATCAGCAGAAAACAAAAAGACCTGCACCAGTTATGGTGGAAACGATGACTACTAACTAACCTATATAATTTACAACCAAAGAGACCTTCGGGTCTCTTTTTGTTTGGAGTTGATTTTAATGAATATGTATGTTAATCTGTGTACAGCATACGCAGAGAAGAGCGAAACACTTACTCTAGACGTGCCACCTGATCAGATGGAAACGTTTATGCAGTATGTCCATGTCCTTGCTGAAGAGAAAAACATTTCAGCACGCCGTGCCTTTCAAGACATGGTGCAAGGCACTTACGAACAACTAATGGAAAAAGATTATGAGCGTAAAAATCGCAAGAATGCAAAGCGGCGAGGACGTAATCGCTGACGTTAAAGAAGTCAGGGCATCTGAAGACCACACTCTGCCTCTTGCGTATCAGTTTACTCAACCATACTCAGTGGTGATTGAGCAACCTGCTGATAAGATGTTTGAGTTTCAGGGTGAGGAAACTGTCCCTGATGAGATGGACCTCTCTGATGTGCAGATCAAACTATTTCCATGGTCACCATTGACTGTTGGTAGTAATATTGTATCTGTAATGTCAGTTGTAAGTCTTGGTGATCCCCACGAAAACGTCACCGAAAGTTACAAGGCCATACTTAAATCCCATAAACCTGCTGGTATGAGTGTATACTTTGACGAGCAGGATGATACCGCACGAGATCTATGATCAAAGTTTTAATTCTTAAACACCATCCAAACACATACCTTATTGGTAAGCTTACTGAGTTGGATGAAGAGCCAAGTCTTTTACTAGAAGACTCCTATCTCATAGACACAGAGGGGGACGTGCATGTGTATCCACTGCACACTGATCAACGATTTATCTTCTTGACATCCACAGACATTATGTCTATAATGGATGCTGCACCCAAAGTGCTGGCAGCATACCAGAAAGCAGTTAAGGAATGAGCGATTTTTACACAAGTGTCTGTCTACTGGGCGATGACATTCTCATCCGAGGTTACGAGCACGGAGATCCCGTGCAGTATCGGGAGAAGTCTCGCCCTACTTTGTTTCTAGTGCCTAACGCACAGCAGAAAACAAGTAAGTATAGGACACTGGATGGTCGTTATGCTTTCCCTAAACAGTTTGATGGCGCTCGTGAAGCACGAGAGTTTATCAAAACGTATGAGGGCGCATCGGGTCTGGAAGTCCATGGATATGAGCGGTATGTTTATCAACATATTGCTCAGAAGTGGCAGGGTGAAATTGATTATGATATGTCCAAGATGAAAATCTGGACAATTGATATTGAGGTTGCCTGTGAGAATGGATTCCCAGACGTGCAAGCATCTGCTGAGGAGATGCTTTGTATTACGATGAAGAATTTCAATACCAAGGAGACAATCACCTGGGGGACCAGAGAGTTTGTACCTCCTGAGGGTATTGAATACCGAGTCTTCTGGACAGAGCAAGAGATGCTACAGGACTTTCATGCATGGTGGAATCAGAATACCCCTGACATCATCACTGGATGGAATAATAACCTGTATGACATCCCTTACATCTGTCGTCGTATCGAGCGGGTGCTAGGTGAGAAGTGGAAGAAGTCTTTGTCCCCCTGGAATAGGGTCATTGACAGAGAGATCAAGATGATGGGACGCACCAATATAGCGTATGAAATCACTGGTGTAGCGATCCTTGATTACCTAGATCTCTATAAGAAATTCACTTACACCAACCAGGAATCCTATCGCCTAGACCATATCGCTATGGTTGAGTTGGGTGATAAGAAGTTGGACCACTCGGAGTTTGAAAACTTCAAGGATTTCTATACGTCAGACTGGCAACGCTTCGTGGAATACAACATCCATGACGTGAATCTGGTTGACATGCTAGAAGATAAGATGAAACTAATCGAGTTGGCAGTTACCATGGCGTATGACGCTAAGGTAAACCTTGAGGATGTATATTCTCAAGTCCGTATGTGGGACACCCTGATCTATAATGATCTCAAGGGTCGTAACATTGTGGTGCCACCTCGCCTAACTACTAAGAAGGATGATAAGTATGCGGGAGCATATGTTAAGGAACCGATTCCAGGAAGCTATGATTGGGTGGTCTCTTTTGACCTCAACAGTCTGTATCCTCATCTTATTATGCAATACAATATCTCCCCCGAGACCCTCCTTGATGAGAGACACCCAACGGTTACAGTTGATAAAATTCTTAATCAGGAAATAGTCTTTGATGGTGATGGTTGTGTATGTGCTAACGGTGCTCAATACCGTAAGGATATACTCGGATTCCTTCCAGAAATGATGCAACGTATCTACGATGAAAGAACCATTTACAAGAAGAGAATGCTTGCCGCTAAGCAAGATCTCGAAGATGCCACCACACCTGCAGAGACCTTGGCATTACAAAAGGATGTGTCAAAATTCAACAACATCCAAATGGCAAGAAAGATCCAACTCAACTCCGCCTATGGTGCCATCGGAAACCAATACTTCCGATACTACTCTTTGGCAAATGCTGAAGCAATTACTCTATCGGGACAGGTAAGTATCCGATGGATTCAAAACAGAATGAATACTTACCTTAATAAAATTTTGAGGACTACTGATGTTGACTACGTTATTGCTGCTGATACTGATTCCATCTATCTCAATCTGGGTCCTTTTGTACACGAGGTATTCAAGGGCAGAGAGGCGAGCGATGAAAGTATTGTTGGGTTCCTTGACAAGGTGTGTAAAGTGGAATTTGAGAAGTATATTGGAAATTCTTATGAAGCGTTGGCGACCTATGTAAATGCCTACGATCAGAAGATGATCATGAAGCGAGAGAATATCGCTAACCGTGGCATCTGGACTGCTAAGAAGAGATATATTCTCAATGTGTTTGACTCTGAGGGTGTCCGATATAAGACTCCTAAACTTAAGATCAACGGCATTGAAGCAGTCAAGTCTTCTACCCCTGCACCCTGTCGCACTGCGATTAAGGATGCTCTGAAGGTCATCATGAATGGCACAGAGGATCAGTTGCAAGAGTTTATCGCTGACTTCCGTGAGAGATTTGAAGCGATGCCTGTGGAGGAGATTGCATTCCCCCGTGGATGTAACAACGTGGCAAAGAATTCGTCACCTGCTACCATCTATGGCAAGGGATGCCCCATGCATGTGCGAGGAGCACTGCTGTATAACTTCTATATCAAGAAGAGGAAACTTGCACACAAGTATCCCATCATCCAAGAGGGTGAGAAGATTAAGTATGTGATGCTGAGGACACCAAACCAGATCAACGAGAATGTGATCTCATTTTTCCAAACTCTTCCAACCGAGTTTGGGCTTGACAAAAGCATAGACTATGACTTACAGTTTAAGAAGAGTTTCCTTGACCCTTTGACTGTAATCCTAGACACCATTGATTGGAAACCCGAAAAAATTAATACCCTGGAGGCACTTTGGTCGTGAATTTTCTTTCTGATATCGTAAAGGAGATCGATAATGAATACGCTGGTCTGGTTTCAGACGGAGTTGCGGCAGGTGATACCACCTCTTATATCGATACTGGCAGTTATATTTTTAATGCACTGGTATCTGGATCGATCTATGGTGGCATCCCGTCCAATAAGATTACAGCTCTGGCAGGCGAGTCTTCAACTGGTAAGACTTTCTATTGCCTTGGCATTGTCAAGCATTTTCTTGACATGGATCCTGATGCGGGTGTGATCTATTTTGAATCTGAGTCTGCTATCAGTAAGAATATGATTGAGTCACGCAAGATTGACTCTAAGCGTATGGTTATTGTCCCTGTTACAACAGTGCAGGAGTTTAGGCAACAGGCAATTAAGATTATTGATAAGTATCTACAGATGCCTGAAGAGTCTCGCCAACCCATGATGTTTGTGCTAGACTCTTTGGGGATGCTCTCAACCTCTAAGGAGATTGAAGACACCGAAGCGGGTAAAGAAACCCGCGATATGTCACGGGCACAGGTAGTTAAGTCTATCTTCCGTGTGCTCACCCTTAAACTAGGTAAAGCAAACGTGCCCATGATCGTTACCAACCACACCTACGATGTTATCGGATCTTATGTACCTACAAAGGAAATGGGTGGAGGCAGTGGACTCAAGTATGCTGCATCTACAATCATCTATCTCTCAAAGAAAAAAGAGAAGGATGGTAAGGAAGTCATTGGAAACATTATCAAGGCAAAGACTGCTAAGTCGCGTCTGAGTAAGGAGAATACCGTTGTTGAAACCAGACTTTATTACGACGAGCGTGGACTTGACCGCTATTTCGGACTACTGGAATTGGGTGAGAAGTATGGAGTCTTCCAACGGGTCGGCAATCGTATCAAGTTTGGGGAATCTTCTGTTTATCCTAAGTCTATTCTTTCTGACCCTGAAAAATACTTCACCCCCGAAATAATGGTGATGCTAGACAAAGCAGCAGAGCAGGAGTTTTCTTATGGATCATAAGGATTGGATTAAGATCTATCCTAAGGTGCTTGATCCAAATGTATGCCGTAATGCTGTCCTCAAAGCAGATACTTCAGACAAGATGATGAGGTGGGACGATGGTGTCCCACAATATAACATCCTCAACATTTCTTTCCTGGCAGATCAGGGAGATCATGAGTGGAATGCAATCCAACAACAGATTGTACCTATCATTCAGTGGTCTGCACATGAATACATGAAGGAATTAGACTGCGAGAAATTCTGGGCAGCAAAGAATAACCTAGAGCAAATCAAATTGAATAAATACAATGTCGAGACTGGAGATAACTTCGGTTTACATATCGACGTTGGTGATGCCGACTCTGCTAAGAGATTCCTAGCATACAAATTCTTCCTTAACGATGTTGAGGAGGGAGGCGAAATGGAATTCCCTCAAGTCGGACTCAAAATTAAACCACAGCAAGGTGATGTGGTATTATATCCACCTGGGTGGACGTTTCCTTACTCGGACAACGCTCCTATCAGTAATGACAAGTATGAATTGACCACCTATCTACATTATCAATGAGCCTAAAGATCGAAGAGATTGCACTCAGTAAACTTATCCTTGAGGAAGATTACTGTCGAAAGGTTTTGCCTTTCATTAAGGATGAATACTTCGATATGTTTACTAACCGTCTGTTGTTTCAGACGATTCAGGAATACATCGGTGAGTACGATATCAATCCAGAGCCTAACGCTCTGAAGATTGAGATCGAGCAGCGACGTGACATCACGGAGGACACTTACAAGGAGATTGAAACCTTCCTTGATAACCTAGACCGTGACACTTACAATGATGAATGGTTGATGGAGACCACCGAGAAGTGGTGTAAAGAACGTGCAGTCTATCTTGCTCTCATGGAGTCAGTTAAGATTGCAGATGGGCAAGATAAGACAAGGACAAAGGACGCTATCCCCAGCATTATGTCTGAGGCATTGGGCGTCTGTTTTGATGATCATGTAGGTCACGATTACATCTCTGATGCATCAGACCGTTACGACTTTTACCACAGGAAAGAGGAGAAGATTCCCTTTGACATCGACTATTTTAACAAAATCACAAAAGGTGGTCTGCCTAATAAGACTCTCAACATCGCACTTGCTGGCACAGGTGTCGGGAAGTCTCTATTCATGTGCCACTGCGCTAGTGCCAGTCTCCTGCAGGGGAGGAACGTACTCTACATTACACTTGAAATGGCAGAGGAGAAGATTGCTGAGCGAATTGACGCCAACCTTCTGGACATCCCGATCCAACAACTGAGTGATCCGATGTTTACTAAAGAGAGATACATCAAGAAGGTGGACTCTCTTAAGAAGAAGACACAAGGTCGCTTAGTTATTAAAGAGTATCCCACAGCGTCAGCACATGTGGGACACTTTGAAGCACTCTTGAATGAGTTGTCACTCAAGAAAGGTTTCCATCCTGACATTGTGTTTGTTGACTACCTGAATATTTGTGCATCCTCACGATACAAAGGGACTGCAGTCAATTCCTATACATATGTTAAGTCTATTGCAGAGGAATTGAGAGGACTCGCTGGCAAGTTGAATGTCCCTATTGTCTCTGCTACTCAAACTACCCGAAGTGGATATGGAAATTCTGATGTGGATATTACCGATACTAGCGAGTCTTTTGGACTGCCTGCTACTGCTGATCTTATGGTCGCGCTTATATCCACAGAGGAGATGGAGCAACTGGGTCAGATCATGGTCAAGCAACTCAAAAATAGATACAACGACCCCACCCTATTCAAACGATTTGTTGTAGGGATTGACAGGGCGAAGATGAGGCTGTATGATTGTGATCAGTCCGCCCAGGACAACATCATTGATGCTGGTGACATCAGTGAGGATGCATTCACCGATACTAAAAAAAGTTTTGACGGATTCAAAGTATGACTGACCCTAACAAGTTTACCCAAAGTGGTGACCCTAATTATGAATTGGAGCAACAGACAGAGAAGATCTCTGGTGATGCTCAAGAGAAGGTTGAGGAGGAGCGTCAGCGTGCTCAACAGGTCGCAGACACGACTCCCAAGACTCCTGAGGAGATGCTCAACAATGAAGACGTTGTTGCACCCAAGACTAAAAAGAAAGTTGCAGAGAAGAAAGCAGCAGCTGCCGCAGGAAAAGGTGGTAAGGAAAAGTTTGAGGTGGATCTTGATCGCTATTGTAGTTTTGTAGATCGTGTGACCTCTCCTGCTAGTAAGGACTATGTTGCTTACATTGAGCGACTAACTGAGTTGCACAAAGCAGGTTGTAACATCGAGCGTCTTGACACTGCTGCAGCAGGTATCTGTGCAGAGGGTGGTGAGTTTATGGAGATCGTTAAGAAGGTCAAATTCCAAGGCAAACCTTGGGACAAGGCTAACAAAGAGCATCTGCAGAAAGAGTTGGGTGACATCATGTGGTATGTTGCTAACGCTGCCATGGCACTGGACATGCGACTTGATGAAATCATCTACATCAACACATTGAAACTGGCAGCACGTTACCCTGAGGGTATGTTTGATGTCAACTACAGTGAGAATCGTGCGCCAGGAGATATCTAATGGATGGTGCAGTACACGCTTGGAATTCTATGTCCTATGGAGAAGGATTTCTTTTCTCCATCTGGATCTTAGGAATGTATTTTATCAAACTTAAAATGGATCAGAGGTTTGGACGATGAATCTTACACAAGATGAGCTCTGGAATACGATTGCAACCCTTGGATGGAATGTCAGAGAAGACAACATTGTAATTGAGATTGGTGGCACTCAAGTGAGTGGTATTGATCAACCAGAAGGTTACAATAAGAAGTGGGCAGCACCACTGGGGCATCGCAAATACAATAAGGATGCCTTCATTGTATTGAAAAATCTATCCAGGAATGATGACACCAAGTCTCAACCTATGGATAGGGAGCACAAACCTCACCATCTAAATAGTTAGGTAGAGTCCTATGTCAGATGGCAAACAAAGGTTTACAATTTGAGCACGCTGTAATGTATTCTGCTATGAGTAGGGTCACCAGCAAAACATCAGAAAATCAAAAAGATTTTGATGATGCTGCTGGTCGTTACGGTGCTATCCCTAATGACATTAAGCAAGCCGCTGATCGAGTTGTGCAAAACTATGCTCCATCTGGTCTCGGTGCAAGACAACAATACTATTCATCATTCCAGAAGATGTCTGGTGGTGGAGAAGAACCTAAGACTGACATTAAATTTAAGTCTGGTAGCACAGTATATAAGTGCTCAATGAAATGGGGAGACTCTTTTCAACTCTCATCAGCGGGGGTTGATAAGAGTCTTCTTGTTTTACAAAATGTTTTGAAAAAGACTGCAAAGGACATGGGTGGTGGCACTGATGCTGAGACCCTAGGTTATCTACAATTAGTCCTAGAGCAGATCGGTAACAAATGTGAGAATGCTAAAGGCACTATTGCACAACCACAGGCCAAAGCAATTCTTTCTGATATAAAGAAGGCGGGTGGTTTGAATGAGCAACTGCAAGAGATCTTAGGGTCAAAGCAGAAACCCAATGGTGCAGAAGCATATGATAGATTCAAATATAACTTGACGCACGAGTGTATGACAGGTGCCATCTTGTTTAACGGTGATGACAGGGCAGCAACTCATATCCTGACAGAGGATGGGATCAAAGATATTGATGAGAGAGCAGTCCGTGACGTGATGAAGGTGGCAGGAGTCAGGGTGTCCCTCAAGGGCAGGGGTAAGGACAAAGTTACAGGTGTCCGTCAAAACGCCATTGTGATCCGATACGAGGTATAATACAGGTATGGCAAACACACACCTAGAGCATTTAGAAGACGACATCCTCAATGGAGGATCCAAAGGAGGACGCAACGCTGTAGCATTTTTGCAGTCACTGGGTGACATGCTTGGTAAACCTCAGTCCAACATGAAGGTCACTACTAAGTGGGACGGTGCTCCTGCTGTCATCTGTGGCATTCATCCTGGCACTGGTAACTTTTTCGTGGGCACCAAGGGTGTCTTCGCTAAGATGCCTAAGATCTGTGTGACTCACGATGATGTTGACACATGGTATAGCGGTGCCTTAGCAGAGAAACTTAAAGATTGTCTTGACGAGTTACCTAAGTTAGGTATCAAAGGTGTACTACAGGGTGATCTCCTCTTCACTAACGATAAGATTGTCAAGAATATTAACGGTGAGAAGTCTCTGGTCTTCCAACCAAATACCATCACCTA